ATATGGAGCATCAGACGTTACTAAGCGAAACAGAAATGGACAGACAGCGTCTGGCTTATATTCTCTTTTTATCCCAATGGAGTGGAACTACGAAGGATTTATTGATGAGCACGGAAGCCCAGTCTTCAATACTCCGGATCATGAAGTCTTCGATCCACATGGGGAATTAATAGATATAGGTGTTATAGACAGTTGGCAAAACGAAGCTGACGGTTTAAAAAACGATCAAGATGCGTTAAACGAATTTTACAGACAGTTTCCAAGAACTACTGAGCATGCATTTAGAGATGAGACTAAAAACAGTATATTTAATTTAGTTAAACTATACGAGCAAATAGATTACAACGAAGAAATGTCTACAACGTTAGGTATTACTAAAGGTAATTTTCAATGGGTAAACGGCATTAAAGATTCAACAGTAATATTTTACCCAGACCCAAAAGGTAGGTTTAAAGTAAGCTGGGTACCGCCAACAAATATACAGAACAAAGTTGTAATAAAAAACGGTATTAAATATCCTGGTAATGAACACATGGGTGCTTTTGGTTGTGATAGCTACGATATATCAGGAACAGTAGATGGTGTAGGTTCTAAAGGTGCTTTGCACGGGCTAACAAAGTTTAGTATGGAAGACGCTCCAGCTAATCAGTTTTTTTTAGAATACTTAGCAAGACCACAAACTGCAGAGATATTCTTTGAAGATGTTTTAATGGCACTAGTATTTTATGGGATGCCTATACTCGCAGAGAACAATAAACCTCGTCTATTGTATTATTTAAGACGTAGAGGTTACAGAGGTTTTAGTATGAATAGGCCTGATAAAATATGGAACAAATTATCTACTGCAGAGAAAGAAATAGGTGGTATACCTAACTCAAGCGAAGATATAAAACAAGCTCACGCCGCAGCAATTGAAATGTATATACAAGATCATGTTGGTATGAAACAAGATGGTACATTTGGTAGTTGTTATTTCAATGAATTACTAAATGACTGGGCTAAGTTTGATATAAACAAAAGAACAAAGCATGACGCTTCTATAAGCTCTGGTTTAGCTATTATGGCAAACAACAGGCATTTATATAGGCCTAACGCAAAAGTTGAAAAACCTAAACTAAACATAAGTATTGCTAAATACTCAAACAAAGGCAGTACATCTAAATTAATTAAAGAATAAATATGATCACAAAAAGTTATTTTCCTTCTCAAGTAGTTAGTGACCTGGAAAAAATGAGCTATGATTATGGTTTGAAAGTAGCTAAAGCTATTGAAGCAGAGTGGTTTCACACTGAGAGAGGAAGTAATAGGTATAAAACTAATCATAATAATTTTCATAATTTAAGACTATATGCTAGAGGTGAGCAGTCGATACAGAAATATAAGGACGAGTTATCTATAAACGGTGATTTGTCCTATTTAAATTTAGACTGGAAACCAGTACCTATTATACCTAAGTTTGTAGATATTGTTGTAAATGGTATTGCAGAAAGAACGTATGACATAAAAGCTTATTCACAAGACCCGTATGGCGTAGAAAAACGCACGCAATACATGGAATCTATACTAGCCGACATGAGGTCAAAAGAGTTAAATGATTACGCAGCAGAAGCTTTTGGTATTGACATATATGAAAATGATCCCGAAACTTTACCTGGGTCTGAAGAGGAGTTAAAGCTACACATGCAATTAACTTACAAGCAAGCTGTAGAGATAGCAGAAGAACAAGCTATTAATGTTTTGCTTGAAGGTAGTAAATACGAATTAATTAAAAAACAATTTTATTACGATCTTACAGTTTTAGGTATAGGTGCTGTTAAAACAAGCTTTAATACGTCTGAAGGTGTTGTTGTTAATTATGTTGACCCTACTGATTTAGTTTACTCATACACTGAATCACCATATTTTGATGATATATACTATGTTGGTGAGGTAAAGTCTATACCAATAAATGAGCTTGTAAAACAATTTCCACACTTACAACATGAAGATTTAGAAGATATAGTTAAAAACAAACACTACCACAAATCTAACTACAACCAGGGTTACAACGAAAACGAACAAGACAACAATAAAGTTCAAGTTTTATATTTTAATTATAAAACATATATGAACGAGGTTTATAAGGTAAAAGAAACTGGTACAGGTGCTGATAAGATACTACCAAAAGATGACACGTTTAATCCACCTAAAGATGCTGATAACTTTGGTAAATTACATAGGTCAATAGAATGTCTGTATGATGGGGCTATGATTTTAGGCACGGATAAGTTGTTAAAGTGGGAAATGGCTAAAAACATGATGAGGCCAAAAAGTGATTTTACTAAAGTTAAAATGAACTACGCTATTGTTGCTCCTCGCATGTACAAAGGTCGTATAGAGTCTTTAGTACAACGTATAACTGGTTTTGCAGATATGATACAGCTTACTCATTTAAAACTACAACAAGTATTATCACGTTTAGTTCCAGATGGTGTTTATTTAGATGCTGATGGTTTAGCTGAAATAGATTTAGGTAACGGAACAAATTACAACCCACAAGAAGCTTTAAACATGTTCTTTCAAACAGGTAGTGTTATTGGTAGATCATTTACTTCTGAAGGCGATATGAATCCTGGTAAAGTGCCAATACAAGAAATACAATCAGGTTCTGGTGGTCAGAAAATGCAAAGTTTAATTGGTACGTATAACTATTATTTGCAAATGATTAGAGATACGACAGGTCTTAACGAGGCTAGAGATGGTAGTATGCCAGATAAAAACGCTTTAGTAGGTGTGCAAAAATTAGCTGCGGCTAATTCTAATACAGCAACGAGACACATATTGCAAGCCGGTTTGTATTTAACAGCTGAAGCAGCAGAATGTTTGTCGCTTAGAATATCTGATATACTAGAGTATTCACCAACTGCCGAGGCATTTGTTCAAGCTATAGGTGCTCACAATGTTGCTACATTAGAAGAAATGTCTGAACTTCACCTATATGATTTTGGTATATTTATAGAGCTAATGCCTGATGAAGAGGAAAAAGCTATGTTAGAGCAGAATATACAAATGGCATTACAACAACAGTTAATAGAGCTTACAGATGCTATTGATCTTAGAGAAATTAAAAATGTTAAACTAGCTAATCAACTACTTAAAATACGTAGAGAGCAAAAGCTAGAAAAAGATCAAGCTATAGCGCAACAAAATATTCAAGCACAAGCCGAAGCTAACATGCAGACACAACAAGCATCTGCACAGCTTGAAGTTCAAAAAGAACAAGCTAAAGCACAAGCAGAGGCGCAACTTGAACAAATGAAAGCTCAGATGGAAGCTCAAAAAATGGAGCAAGAAGTCATGCATAAAAAAGAACTTATGCAATTAGAGTTTCAAATGAATATGCAGCTTAAACAAATGGAAACTCAAAACGTTCAAGCAAAAGAAAAAGAAAAAGAAGATCGTAAAGACGAAAGAACAAGAATACAAGCATCACAACAAAGTGAGCTTATAGATCAAAGAAAAAGTGAAAAACCACCTAAAAACTTTGAGTCCGCAGGTAATGATATATTAGGAGGCGGATTTGATTTAGGTTCATTTGATCCTAGATAACAATTATTAATTATTATTATATTATATTATGGCAAAAAAGAAAACAAAAAAAGTAGTAGAAAAGGCTACTGAAGACAACGTGGTAAAAGTTGATCTTAAACAAACAAATGAAGATGATAATGTCATCAAAGTAAACTTAGATAAACCACCAACACCAAAAGAAGATGAAGTTAAAGAAGAAGTTGCAAAAGATAACGCTGACGACAGCGGAGTGGTTGAGCTCGTTAAAGACGCCGACACCACAGAAAAACAAGAAGAAGTACAACCGGAAGCTGAAACACAAGAAACTCCAGTATTAGAAGAGATTACTGAGGAAGAGGTTAAAGAAGAAACAGAAGAATTAACTGAACAAGTTGAAGAAGCTGTAGCTGAAGCTCAAGAAACTGGTAAGGCGATACCAGAGAATTTACAAAAAGTTGTAGATTTTATGGAAGAAACTGGTGGTACACTAGAAGACTATGTAAGACTTAATCAAGACTACTCTAGTTACGACGATATGACAGTTCTTAGAGAGTATTACAAACAAACAAAATCTCACTTAACAGATGATGAAATTAGTTTTTTAATGGAAGACTCGTTTTCATACGACGAAGAAGAAGATGAAGAAAGAGAGATTAAAAAGAAAAAAATAGCGTTAAAAGAGCAAGTTGCCAACGCTAAAAGCCACTTAGACGGGCAAAAGTCTAAATACTATGAAGAGATTAAAGCTGGAAGCAGACTCACTAGTGAGCAGCAAAAGGCAGTTAACTTCTTTAATAGATACAACAAAGAGTCGGAAGAGACTAATAAAATAGCGGAAAAACAAACTAACACTTTTAAATTAAAAACTCAACAAGTTTTTAACGATAAATTCAAAGGTTTTGAATACAACGTCGGAGATAAGAGGTATAGGTTTAATGTGAAAAATGCTAATGAGGTTAAAGAAACTCAAGGTGATATTAATAATTTTGTCAAGAAGTTCTTGAATGAAAATAATGAAATGTCAGATGCCAAAGGTTATCATAAATCTTTATTTACAGCAATGAATCCCGACGCTATTGCTAA